GGAGAATCACAGGCGCAATGATTTCAAAGCGTTGGTTGCTCAAATCCAAGACATTCGTTCTCGCATGAACGATGCCATGATTGACAGTAAGTTATCCGTATGATAGAATACTCTTATTGCAAAGCGCAATGGGATTCGGTTGGCGGGTTAGCCCGCCGAGAAAGGTATGATAATGACAGATGAAGTTGAAGATTCAACCTCAGAATGCACAGTGTGTTCAACTGACATTGAGGCTGATGATGTGTTCTTCACGACAGACGGGAACTCTTACCCTCTGTGCGCTGATTGCAAACTTATTTGCGAAAGGTGTGATGATGTGGGTTCCGTTGATGATGATTTCCATGATGTCAATGGTGACATCTGGTGTGATTCATGTACCAGCAATCGTGCTTATTGGTGCGAGTCCTGCGAGCAGTATAACGCCTATGGCACTTCTTACATTGTAGATAGGGGAGAAGCATGGTGTGAGAGTTGCACTAATGATGCCTACTGGTGTGAGGATTGCGACGAATGGAACGCTGAGGGGTGCGATAGTTGCTTAAGTAATGAGAATGGTAATCGTATCGTTCATGATTACAGTTACCGACCTGATGCTATCTTCCATAGTACCGATAAGAATGAACGCCTGTTCTTTGGTATAGAGGTAGAGGTAGAGGCTGGCCGTAACTATGAGTTAGCATCTGAGCGTGCTCACCAGTTAGAAGGCATAGACCTAGCCTATCTTAAGAGTGACGGCTCTCTCAATCATGGCTTCGAGATAGTCACACATCCCATGTCTCATGAGTTCTTCAAGAATGAGGCGCAAGAACTATGGAATACGCTGGAAGAATTGCGTACCAATGACCCTTACAAGGTCAAGGCATGGGATACTAATACCTGTGGCTTACACATCCACATCTCACGCACAGGGTTCAGTAGCGGTTCGCACATGCACCGATTCCTCAACCTTGTGTATTCTAATCAAGAGTTATACGAGAAGTTAGCAGGTCGCTCATCCGAGCAATGGGCTAAGTTCTCAGACATCATGGTAAATGATTATGCGCGAGATACACATGGCAACATTATCGAAGACGACCATGGGTTTGCTCGCTCAGTTACCACTCGTACCTTCAAGCGCAAGTTAGGTTATCGCGGTTCAGACCGCTACTCAGCAGTTAATACCAACAACCCAGAGACACTAGAGATGCGTATCTTTCGAGGTAGCGTCAATGGTGATACTATCAAAGCCCAATTAGACTTAGCGCATGCCAGCGTTGAGTATACCCGAACCATTAACGCCAATGATGTAATCAACGGAGCACTTACCGCTGATAGTTTCATGTGGTACATCTTCGAGCATGAAGAATTGTATCCACACCTTGTATCCCGTATAGATAGACTAATACCAATCGGCGGGCTAGCCCGCCAGAATGTGAGCAACTAACCATGTGTCTACTCGTTGTAGCCTCGCCAGGTTCCACTCCTCGTAAAAAGGATTTGGAATGTGCATCATGTAATAACCCGCATGGCTTCGGCTTTGCGGTAATCACACCGAATGGCATTGTCACAGGTCGTGGCATGTCTAGCAAGAAGATAATCAAGCAGTTCCTAGAAGTACGCAAGGAGTTTCCAAATAGTTATGCAATGTTCCATGCTCGCTTTGCTACGCATGGTGTAAAGAATGATGATAATTGTCATCCATTCAGAGTGCCTAACTCATACGATACTTACCTTGCACACAATGGTATCTTAGATATCAAAATCTCTGCTGGTGACAGACGAAGTGACACGCGTATCTTTGCAGAGGATACGCTACCTAGCATGGGTGGTGTTGTTGCACTAGATGATGCCCATGTGTGGACTATGGTCAGCAAGTGGGCATTGGGTAGCAAGATTGCTATCTTCACCCTAGACCCCAGTGCCAAAGAGGTATGCTACATTATCAACGAAGATGCTGGTCATTGGGATAACGAGGGCATGTGGTGGTCTAACACTACCTACAAGCAATCGACTTGGAGCACCTATCTAAGCATGCCCAGTACGGCGTCGGTTACGGCGCTTAATGATAGCGGGTACCAAGAAGATGGACTCGTTTATGAGTGCGCTCATTGCCTTACCATAGCAGAAGAAGACTCTAGCCCGTACTACTGCGAGATGTGCTTTACATGCTATGATTGCGACGGGATGTATCAAGATACATGCCTATGCTGGACACCTGAAACAGACCGATACTCCTACAACAGAAAGGGAAAGATAAGTGGATACTACAATGACTCATTCGGATTCTAACGGCGGGCTAGCCCGCCAAGACGACCCGTTCAAAGGGATGTGGGTGGCGGGGTGGATTACCTCGACACAAACTGTTGACGGACTTGTCCACTACGGACCATTCGACACGCAAGAACTTGCCCTAAAGTGGGGTAAGGAACTAACTAATGTAGAGGTGTATCGAGTATTCGTACCCTCATTCAATGCAGGATAGGAGCATCATGACAACAGAACAGAGGGAGAAATTGCGGGAAGTCTTGATTGACTATCTGCAACTATTAACGACAATACCAGTTCCACACGCTATGGATAACAAGATACATAACCAACGCATAGCAAATGTCCGATTACTACTAAGAGAGGTGGCGTAATGCCTAGATATGATGTAACAGTAATGGTTCATTACTACTACGAAGTAGAGGCAGACAATGATGCAGAGGCAGAGAAACTAGGCTGGATGTATGAAGACCACCCTTACTCTGCTGAGGTGCATGACATTAAGGTAGAAGAACAGGAAGAGGAGGAAGAAGATGCCGTATGAGCCACGCTTAGAAGATGATATCGCACTAGGGTTAGACGAAGAAGAAGACGACGGATACCAAGAGCCAGATAGGATGTGGGGAGATGAGTAAAGCAATTACTTTCTCAATTACTGTTGAACCAGTTGCAGGCACCACTTCGATGCTCACGCATCATCTTATGGAGTATATTGAGAAGGCAATAGAATCTGAATCTCTATTGCAAGTTATGAATATAGTAAGAGATTACTAATGGATACGGCAATCATAGGCAAATGCACAGGGGATAGTAACCCTGATGCATGGTATCCAGAGGTAGGTCGTGGACAACCCGCGCCTAGGCGGATGATACCGCTGGTTAAAGAAGCAAACAGGGCTATTGCCCTATGCAACTCCTGCCCTAGGCAGGAAGAATGCCTAGACGAAGGCATGAAGCCAGAAAACTTGTCATTTGGTATCTGGGGTGGTATGCTTGCGGGTGAGCGTGTCATCATGACGGGGAAGAAGTTCAATAAGTTATCTGATGAGGGACGAGCACTCATAAGTTACAGAGCACTCAAGCCTTGGATTGAGAGGTAATATGATTAAGAAGTTAGCACTTTTACTTGTTCTTGTATTGGCATTGGTATTCTTTACTTGGCGGGCTAGCCCGCCAGAGCCGACACCAATACGAGAGTGGAAGGTTGCAGATAGTAAGGCTTACGCACATGATGTAGTGCAAGCATGGGCAGACAACCAGTACTTATGCTTGGAGAAGTTATGGACAAAGGAGTCTAACTGGAGGTCAGAGGCCTACAACAAGGTAAAGGTAATGGGCAAGAACGCTGGGGGCATACCACAGATACTAGGGCTAGACCCTAGAACCCCTGCACCATTACAGATTGACAGAGGAATGAAATATATTATCCACAGATACGGGACACCATGCATGGCATGGAAGTTTCACCAGAGGAAGGGCTGGTACTAGTGCCTAGTTATGATTTCAAATGTAGTACTTGTGGTGCAACGAGAGAAGTATTCATTCACCATAAAGAGTACGAGAAGTATATTGTAAGATGCGAAGTAGACTACAAACCTATGGAGCGTGTCTTCTCTGCACCAGCAATTAAGTTCAATGGCTCAGGGTTCTATTCGACGGGAGGGTAAATGACTGATGATGAAATGGAAGAACTTAGAGAGAGGTTATCTGAGGGAATGAAAGAAAAGATTGAGAGTTATGATTGGGACAACGCATTCATCGAGCATCTGGAGGGTCAATGAAAGATAGCAACTGGGACTTAGACTACAGGGCTGGGATAGCAGGTGAGAGCAAGATTGCTGACCTGTTACACATGGATACTGTAGAGGTTAAAACTGATAGGCGTTGGGTCGAGACAGGTAATATCTATATCGAGACTGAGTGTTACTACAAGAATGAGGATGTTTGGAAACCCTCTGGTGTGAGGGTAAGCCAAGCAACTCATTGGGCATTCTTACTGGAGGACTCGGTATACATAGTACCATTGTACAGACTAAAAGAAATTGTTTGGGAATCTGGTAGACCCATCAACTGTAATATCCCGCCGAATCCATCGAGGGGATATTTGATTACTGTTGGTGCTTTAATAGAACATGTACGACTTGCTAGGGCTAGAGAGATTGCAGAACATGAAAACCATGAGCGTTGGGAGATTTATGGATAAGGAAACACTAATCGGTTTCTTGTCTTTGTTCAGTCTCTTTATCTTGATTGGGTTCATCATTCCCTATCTTTTCTGCTTCGTCTTTATCTAGGTAAGAGCGGAATCCGCCAAGCCTAGTGATGAGTTTCTTGATTGCACGATTATGTCTCATGCGTGCAGCATCATCACTAGGTAAGGCGAGTTCTGTTGCAATGTCAGAATACGATAATGAATTAGCATGCTTGTGATAGAGAATGTGTCTATCCTCTGTATTAAGTTTTAGATATGCAGCCTTAATCTCAGCCATCATAGCCATCATGTTGCCACCTTCTGCTGGCGCAGATGGCTTTCCAGGCATACCTAAGTTAAGTATTGGCGCTTCCGTTACATCTCCACGCAGGATTGCTGGAAGCAACGCCTCAATAATATCTGGCTCGTAGAAAAACAAATCAGATGTCTCGTAGCCTAATGACTTAGACTTCCAGTACTGACAATAATCTAATGCCTGATTACGGAGCGAACGATAGAGCAAGTTCTGCGCAGACTTCTTGCTAAACGATTCCCACTCCGTTAACTTTCTAGGATGCAACACAAACCATTCATAGAGCGATTGCTTAATATCTTCTCGAGCAACCATAGTGAACTTACGACTGTACTCATCGGCCACATGTGCAACGATGTAGTCCCAAGGTTCAATGCGTTCCCATTTTACCACTTCCAAGTTTTACCTTCCACGGTAAATGAATTATTAACGATAGGTACTATCTGTGGAACGACTGTGTTGCCATCAACATGAAGAATACCAAAGCCCTGTTGCCATGTGAACAGACCAGCCTTGATGTACTTAGCGTTACGATAATCCATAAGGTTACCCAGTTCCATACCCCAGATAGTCTTAGGCTTACCGCCACGATAACTCTGAGTATGATGAGTCAAGCCCATTCGATGAGTGTGACCACACACGACTGACATGCCTGAACGCTTGGCTAGGCCAAGGGCAGTAGCACCTGCGGTAGGTTGTACGTTACCCTCATCACCATGCATGAGCAACCAGCCAGGGGCTAATTCATAAGGGTCTTTGTGGTATTTAATCTCAAGTTCTTTTAAGCCCAAGAAGTTTTCTAACTCTAGTTCGGGCAAGCCCAGTAATCCTGGTGTTCGCATCGCAACTGTGTTAAACAATCTATCTGTATGATTACTGCGAACCATGTGCTCAATGGTCAAGTCATATAGAACTTGGCGAGTGAGGTCTCTATCCCGTCCGATAGAACGCTCAAACTCTAGTTCAGTTCCTTTGCTCCACTTGCTGATAGTCTGCATATCCATTTCATCGCCACAGGATACAACGGTATCTGGTTGGTACGCCTTGATAAATCTAGCCACGGCCTTAGTGGCTTCTACATCGTGGTACGGTACTTGCAAATCAGATATGCAAACTATAGTTCTCATGGCTTCTTTTTAACCGCTCTCTTAGTTGGTTTAGCACGACGTTTGTTTTCTAGTGCTACGTTATCCTTCTTCTTTAAGACACGAAGGTTGGAGATACGGTCATCCCCTGCTCTACCCTTGTTGTTTTTGTGGTCTACTTCTGAGTCTTTCGGTAGGGTTTTGCCTGTTGCCTTCTCATAATCTACGCGAGCCTTGTTACTAGAAGTAGTGGTGGTCGTACCGTCTTTTTTCTTACGCTTAAAAACATAGATTGGTCGTCCACCATTTGCCTTGCTTCCTTTGTATGGTCCAAAGATTTTCATTTTTTTTCCTTTTCAAGTTCTTTAACACGCAGGGTTAATGCTGCGATTGCAGAAACTGCTTTCCTTAATTCCATTTCAGTTCTATTGTTATATTCTTCTGTGGTATACCTATAACCATCTACTACTGCTATCATCAGTTATCCCATTTCCCTCTTAGTACTAGCAATCCGATGATTGCATAGTTTGCCATATCCTTAAACGAGTCCTCGAGCGACTCATGTTCTGGGTTAGCATTTGTATCAACTAAGTTATTGATGCGTGCTAACTTGTCATGCATTCGTACTCGCAGTCCATTGATAGCACCGCCAGGGGCTAGTGATATATTCTTTGGGCCGTAGTCCCTATGTTTACTAATGAGAAGTTTAGACAACTCATCAACTGTAGTATTGATATGAGTTTCTAAATGTAACTCACGCACGACTGGATTCATTTATCCTCCTCTAATAGTTCTTTTAATTCTTCATCAATAGTTACCATGTGTTGCTTAACTATTGCTTCTTCTACTAACTCTTTCATCTGTATGACATCTGTCTGTGCTGCATAGAGCGTAGCGTATGTCATCTCTGTAATATCTTTAATCATTGCTGGGTCATCTGCATGATGATAGAGTTCTTCTAGCAAAGAACCGATAAGTAACGCGTAACCATTGGGTAGTTTAATTACTGGGTCAAAGACATCATCTTCATCATCCATAAGATGATTGACTGCATCAAAGATGTTATCAAATTGCGTACCGCATATCTCGCATTGTGGAATCTCAATCAATGTTTAGCCCCATCTTTTCTCTAATGAATTGTGCTCCGTGTCGAATGTAAGCACTGTTAACATCTTCCCCGTCTCCGAAGGTGACTGTGGTGACTGGTAGTTCTCTTGATAGACTTGCCGCAAACTCACGCCCTGGGGCATCACCATCGGCAAAGACGAAGACTCTTTCAAAGTCTGCAAGTAATCTTGTGTAATGCTTCTTCCATGAGTTGGCCCCAGGAACACCAATGCAGGGAATTCCAACCAAGCGAGACATCGTAAGCGTGTCCAACTCTCCCTCACAGACACCAATCCAATCTCCAGCAATCTCAATGTCAAGTACATTGTACATGCGAGTATCAACACCGACCATACCCATATACTTCGGTTCAACGGCAGGGTTAAGAGAGCGAAAGCGCAGGTCAACAACGCCAGTCTTTGTAATGTAGGGGATGCTGAGGCGACCCGTGTACTGTTCATGTCCAGGTTCAGGCTCCTCTACTACGCCTAATCGCGCCAGACGCGCTACTTCCTTGCTTATTCCCCGACTTGCTAGGTAATCTTCCGCCAGAGAGATGCTTCCCGCGTACTTGCTGGTGGCTCTCCCCAGTAATTCTTTCTGCGATAGACTTTGCTTCACGTATATCACACCCTTCTTTCCTAGCAATTATCTGAATACTGTTGCCCTGCATACCACACGCGAAGCAATTGAATATGTTCTGCCTTGTATTAAAACTTGCACTTGCATGCGAGTCGTTATGGAACGGACACTTGATATTGACTTGACCAGATGAGCGGTTGATGTTGGCACCGTAGTGCTTCAACACCGCCACTATGTCTGGTAAGTCATCAACCAAATACATCGCCTAACCTTAATACTAGATACGAATCTGCTATCGCTCTACCTCTTGCTTTAATAAGGACCGCTGGAAGTATGACTCCGCGCTCGATGCCTCTTGCTTCCGCATAATGCGTTGCTTCAACTTGAGATTCCTTTTGCCAACCGCTGAGGTCAATAGCGTTGCCCGCCCCTGGGGCTTTGCATTCAATGATGCCAATGCTTGCTCCAAGGAAGTCTGCTCTAACAACAATGTCGCCTTCATCTTTTGCACCTGTGCGAGCAAGTCGTTCAGCATCGTATCCAAGAGTTCTAAAGTAATCTTTGGTGTCGGTTTCAAATGTTGCTCCTCTAGCCTTGTGTGATTTCCTAGTTGTCATCCCAACTCTTTCTCATCATCCATTGCACCGCATATAGAACAGGTTATCTGTCCGTCTAAATCTTTTACAAAATCATGTTCGTGTGTCATATGTTCTCTGGAATATCATCTATGTACATGTACTCTGGATTAAATGCTAACCAAGTCATGAGCGTGCCGTTCGCATCTGCTCTTCCGTAGCGATTCTTGACTGATGCCACGCCCAGCGATGTGCCAACGGTGCCAAGCGTGCATATAAGAGCAGGAAGTTGGGATACCTTTCCTTGGATAGCACTTCTTGGTTGACAAGGATTTCCAGGAACTGCTTCCGAAGTGTGATGTAATACCACAACCGCAGCGTTAGTGTCTCTCGCAAGGAACTTCAACTCCTTCATAATTGCACGCATGGAAGCAAATTCTTCGCCTCCGTCTGTTGCGACATCCATGAGGTTGTCCAAGATAATGAGGTGAGGACTACATCCCCATAGTTCCTCAAAGGCTTGGACTTCCTCATCGATGTCTTCTAGTGTTGGTGATGATTCAAACGACCAGACTATATGGTTTCCTTTTTGGAGGACTGCCTTCGTCCAACCAACATCAGTATTAAGTTTCTGTTCTACATCTGACTGGCTCTTGCCAGAAATCATAGACGCTAAACGCATAGCCATTGTATGTGCATTGGTATCTGCTGATATGTACAACGTTGGCACGTTAGTTTTGAGTGCAAGTGCCAGAGCAAGAGTAGATTTACCTGCTCCTGGAGCACCTGCAAACATAGAAACTTCTGAACGACGGATGATAATCTTGTTCGCTTCAAACGCTTTAAATGAACTAGGAAGAGGTTCCCCACCAATGGAGGCTCTACCTACAGAACGAACTAGAGTTCTCATTGGTCTCCCTTCCTAGTTATTTAAAATGGAAATTGCTCTGGTACTAGTTGACTGGCTTGCATTGGTCCGCGCCCTGAGGCATCGGACAGACCCACATCGCGTATGGGTTCCCCGTCTTGCTGGAGATTCCCGACTTGTACTTGCGTGGCCCGTGTTGGCATGTTGGTCCACCCTGTTGCTGGGTTACTGGAGCCATAGCGGACGGAGCCTGAGCCTGGGGTGGAGCGGAGGAGATGGATGGCGCTGTGCCTTGAGTTGAAGGCGATGTCGCTAAAGGGGCTACCCCATACGCACCGACTACCAAACGCTGAACTGCAGCAATCTGAGTTGAATAATCGCCAATACCTTCGAGTAGAACACTTAGTTCATCGTTGGTATGAGCACGAATGTTAATCATATCCCCAGAGGGGGTCTTATATGATACTTGTAACTTCCAGTCTTCTGCCATTTATTTATCCTTCTTAATCGAGAATTGACAATACTCTGTGAGTCCACACATGTATTGACAACTGTTTGTGTTGGGCAAGAATATCGCATCCTTGCGTGCCTTGTCAAATGTTTCTATGAGGTATTCCATCTTGTCGTAGGTGTACTCGGATAGGTCCACCATCTCAGAGATGTTACTACCGCGAGACATGTAGTAGGTTCCCCACTTGATTTCTCCACCTAGGGCATCTGTTCCAAACTGTTGTTCGAGACCCAGTTTGTAGAACCCAAGTTGTAGACTGCTGGTAGGTGTGTTCTGTGATGTCTTTAAGTCGACAATGACAAGTTCGCCGTTGACCTCAAAGATACGGTCAATAATCATCTTGACGGCTACGCCTTTGACGACAGGGGTCAGGGCAAGTTCAATCCCTGGGTTGCCATCTGGTGCTGTCCAGATTTTCCAGTTAGGGTTGGTCTTGCGCCATGCTACGTATGCTTCTACCCAACGCGGTCCCGCTTCTTGCCAGAATGTCTGGTCTTCTTTGTTAGGGTTAGCCTTGGTAGCACGGCCTCCAACGCGAGCATTGGTTAGGTCGGTATCGCCTTTGGACTCAAGCCATGCTTGGTCCCATAGTTGCTGGGTGCTCACATGTTCTCCTTATCGTAGTTTTCACACGCTAGGTGGAACGCTGAACCGCCAACAGACCAGACGGATGGGGCTTCTTCCTTGCCAAGGAGTCTGCCGAGGTAGTATTGGTACCCACAGGTTAGGTAGGTACTGAACGCAGAGTAGGATATGTGCTCTGGTAAGGTATATTCTTCTAGTTTAATTGACATGGTTCTATTATAGGCATAGACACCGCTAGGTGTCAATTGTTTAAATAGTTGACATCTAGAAATTTATCTGTATACTTAGTTATGTAAGTAATTATATAAAGGCCTTCGGCCTTATATGATAATAT